CAACTCTAACCACATAGAAAATTATCACTACGACATCAGACTTTTAAGAAAGGATTTTAGTGTTATGGAAATTGATGATGATTTGCATTATGTTTATGCTGATGAGATATCTAGATTTTTTAAGAAGCATGAAGAAACAAAGATAGTTGAAGTACCAGCTAGACTTTTTTTGCTTAACGAAGCATTAGAGCCAGAATTGATATAAGAGAATACGATTACTACTTACTTTGCGAAAACCTCATATGCATTGTATTTGAGGTTTTTTACTAGAATATTTTTATGAATTGATTTTAATTGATTTAATTTAAGCAATCAAAACCATATTGAACCAATTATTTCCCTATATTCTTTGACAGAGTAAAACATAAATTAAATATTAGTGTATGGGAAGTATTGGTCAATCACAGTATAACACTGAACATATGACTGGAAAGTCAGCTCTTGGTGTTGCAGCTGGTAATACTGGGAAGAAAGGAAGGGCTGATAAGCTAGACATAGAAGATCTTTATGCTTACTACGATAGAAGTGGTAAGACCATGAGTGATTTTATCGAGGAGTATCAGTATGCATCAAACCACTCTTACTACAGAAATCTTGGCAATAGAATAGATTACAGATATAGGTTAATTGATTTGTATGAATATGCAATGTTAGATAATCACTTGACATCTGTAGTAGATACATTGTTTCATCAAATTATTGGTGAAAGATATGCTATTCATGGTAAGGATGGTAAGATTGATGAGGAAGCAACAAAGCTAATCAAGAGGTCTTGGTTCACCAAATATATACGTGGGGTATTGGAGTCTAAGTTATTTGGATATACGTTGCTTGAACTTGGAGATTTGGATAAAGAAACTGGATCTTTAGAGGAAGTTGTTAAGATAGAGAGGAGAAATGTTGCACCAAAAGATAACTTGGTATTAGAGTTTATTCATGATTCAAGTGGATGGGATATAACATCTAAAGATTTAAAGAATGATTATGTGTTGGTGGATGGAGATGAGGGTTTTGGTTGGTTATTGAAAGCCTTTCCATTAGTCCTATCAAAAAGGTTTGCACTCAGTTCACATACTCAGTATGCAGAGACATACGGAACTCCAATGATTGTTGGTAAGACTACTGATGATTCTTACGAGGAAAAGAAGTCTTTAGCTAACGAAATTGCACAGGCAAGAGATACTAGAGTTATTGTAACTGGTTTAGAGGATGACATAACGTTCCTTAACCAAATATCAAATGACACCAACAAAATATATACATCGCTTGTAACGACAGCAAATGATGAAATGACAATGTTGATACTTGGACAGTCAGCAACAACAGAGAGTCAAGCTTATGCTGGTTCTGCTGAAATCCAATACAGAGTCATGGTTGATAGAGTTGAGGCTATCAGAGAGTTTGTTCAAAACAATGTCAATGAAGAGTTGATGTGGAGGTTGCGAGAAAAAGGTCTTAAGATACCAAAAGACGCAACATTTCAGTATTCAAATATTCTTGAGATGTCACCAGAGTCTAAAAAGGACTTGATTGAGGTTTTATTGGGGTCTTACGAGATTGATGGTGAAGAAATAGATAAAACATTTGGTGTTAAGGTAGGTAGACAAATTCTTGAAGAGAGTAATGATCAACTTCTTACTTATGGTGAAAAGACTGTAAAAGAGAGAGGTAACCCAGACCAAAAACAATCAAAAGACCCAGCTCAGGCTTTAAGGGATGTTAAGGGTGTAGAGAAAAAGAAGAGAAAAGAGCAAGAGATTAAGGAAGCACAAAAAAGTGGAATTATTTCTGAGGGTGATTTAGAGAACAATTTCTTTGATACGGTTGCTGGTTGTGACTTAGACATGGATGCTTCTGAAATGCAAAAGTCTTTTAGAAAATTGGATTCTAAGGCACTATTTGATGTTGACTTGATTAATGATATCACTAAAACATACGAAGGCTACCACGACCACTCAATTGACGTTGTAGCATCATTAGACAATGACTTTGAGAAGTTTTCTGCAATACTATCAGGACTTCTGCCAAGAATATTTGCTGGTGAAGAAATTTATACGTCTGATGAATTGGTTGAGTTACATTACAAAATATCAAAAGAAATATTTCAGTCTACTTATGGATATGAGGTTGATGAAACAGTTAAGACTGAAGAGGAGTCAGGATATCTTAGTCGTGTTAAAGACTTCTTATCAGCATTTTCAGCAGTTAAGCAGCATCAACTATTGAAGGTTGTCAATGAGCTTAAAAACACTTATAGCGATGACTACCAATCATTCTATGATGAGTCACTTAAAGCTAACAGATTGTTTAACCAAACATATCACAAGGTTGAATTTGAAGCTTTCATAACTGGATATGCTTTTTCCAAAATGTGGAGAGCTGTAACAGATACTCAAAACATATTGGAGTATGCGACACAAGAGGATAGACACGTTAGACCAAATCACTCAGCACTAAGCGGTGTTAAAATGAGAAAGTCTGATTGGGCTAAGTCAACATTCTTGCCACCGTGGGAATATGGATGTAGATGTTTCTTATTTGATACAGGATCTAAAAATGGTCAGCTTTTAACAAATTCAAGAAAGTTGCCAAGTGAGAATGAGGTTCCAGCAGAATTTAGAACAAATGTTGGTGAGTCTGGAAGTATCTTCACAAGAAGTCACCCATACTACAAATCAATATCTCAGTCTGACGCATCTAAAATAAGAACTCAAATAAATAAATTGTAATGGCTAATTATAGACCAAAACAATTTGCTCAACATTTACGGTCACTTGCAAAATCTTTTGTGAGTGACATGAATGACGCACTTATGGATTCTGCAATTGAAGCACAAAATCATTTTGATGAATCATTTGAGAATGAAGGATTTAATGATGGTGGTCATGTAGAGCCTTGGGAACCATTATCAAAGAGAAGAATATCAGAAAAAGGTCATGGTAGGATATTGAAAGATACTGGTAGGCTAAAGAGGGCAAGGAAAAGAAGAATATTGCCTCCATCAAATGGAGATAGGATAGCTAGGATATCGTATCATAGAGAGTATGCCGCACTAATGAACTATGGTGGATTAAATGAAGAAGATAGGCATGTTCCAGCAAGAAAGTTCATAGGTACATCAAGGGTTCTGAATCGCAGAATTAAGAGCATATTGAGAACTAGAATAAATCGTTTGTTTAACAAAAACTTTTCGATAGGTAGAAGATGAGGTATGTATTTGAAAATATAGAATCTAAACTCAGAGAACTCACAAATAGTCGTGGGGAAAGGATGTTTAAGACCATTGAATTGAATAGTGGTCAGATGATGAGGGTTAAGGGCTTTGAAAACACTGAAAAGATAATATCATTTCCAGCAGTATTCTACAAGCCAGAGGAGATTAAGCATATACCAAGACCAAACAACATATATGTTACCGAGATGAGAATAAGGATTCATGTCGTGACAAATGAGTTGGTACACAAAGACCCACTAGAAATATTTGACTTGCCTAGATTGGTGGACAAGACATTGCTAAATAGCAAATGGGATACTATAAATTTAGTTTCGTTGTACAAAGGTTTTGATGTTATGCCTGAGACGTTTGACAATAATCAAATATATGAGTTGAATTATTGGATCAAATATTGGAACATAAACTCATATAGGTATGCTGATTATGTTGATGCAAATGACACCATAGTCAACCCATCAGCACCAGTCGAATTATGTCTAGATGATGAGATAGATGACGAAATAGGTGATACATAATTGATATAATTACATTCATTATACGCAAATCAGAGATAGTTTTGCGTATTTTGAAAGTTTTTACGTAATATGTCAATCTTTTTTTATTTTTTCCCTATATTCTTTCTATAAACAAGTAGTATGAAAGAAAAGACATTGGAATTTAATTATGTAGCTGAAACCAATATTGGTGGAAAGTCTACCATTGAATTGTTTAAGGGTCTTGACCACAAAGGCGAGGTAGCTGAATCTTTCGTTAATGAATTTAAGTATCTTGAATCAGTTTCATCAGAAATTGATATCAAAATCAACTCACAAGGCGGTTCTGTTATGAATGGATTGAGTATTGTCAACACAATATTGGATTCAAAAATACCTACAACTGCTCGTATCGTTGGTGTTGTTGCTTCAATGGCTAGTGTTATTGCATTAGCTGCTGACAAAACGGTTATGAGTGATTATGCTGTATTAATGTGGCACAATCCTTTTTCTCCAAGCGGAGAAGCACCTAGCGACCAATTGATGGCATTCTCTTCTATGCTCAACAAAATCTATGCTAGTAGATTAGGCATGAGTGAAGAGGAAGTTAAGTCTTTTATGGATGGTGAAGATGGTAAGGATGGCACTTGGTTTAATGCTGAAAAAGCAAAAAGCCTTGGACTTATCTCAGAAATCGAAAAAACTGGAATCCAAAAGACACTTGAGGAAAACTTAAATGCATTAGAGTCATCAGTTACTTCAGAAGATGTGGTTAATGAACTTCAAATGATTGCTGCTAACATAGTGATTAGTGAAAAAGAAAAACTAGATAACGCAGAGTTGGAAGCTGCTGCTGTTGTTGATGAAAATGTGAGTGCATCCGTAACTAAAAACAAAAAAGATATGTCAACAGTATCGTTGGAGAACATTTCTGCATCACTAAACATCAAAGATGCAGATTTGGAAGCAATCAATGCTAAAGTAAAAGACATCGTTGCAACAAACGCATCTTTAGAGAGTAAGGTAGCTATCACCAATGAGAAGTTGGTTGAGGCAAATTCCCTAGTTTCTGAAAAGGATGTTCAAATCGCTTCTGTATCTGCGGAGTTGGAAACAGCTAATGCAATGAAGGTTGAGGTTGAAGCAAAGGTTGAAGTGCTTGAAGCAAAGGTTGGTGAATTTGTAGCTGAAAAAGAAGCTGCTCACAAATTAGCAATTGAAGATTTAGTTAATGATGCTGCGGATGCTGGCAAAATTACTACTGAGGCAAAAGCTCATTGGGTTGGTTTATTAGAAGCATCATTTGATTTTGCAAAAAATGCACTTTCAGATTTAACAGCATCAGAAGCAAAAAAAGTAAAGCTTTCAGAAAAAATTGCACCAGTTGATGCAAAGGTTAGTGTTGAAAAAGAAGTTGAGGCAAATGTCGAAACTCTAGCAGCAAAAACTTTGTCTCCAATGGAAGCAAAGCTAGAAGAAATTAAATCAAAAAACGCAAACAGAAAAAACAAGTAATATTATGTCATTAGCAATTACAAGTACGTACTCTGGTGAAGTCTTAGCAGATTTTATTGTAGAGGCAGCAACAGGAAATGATACTGTTGACTTAGGTTCTATTAAGGTTCAGACTGGTATTCAGCACGAATACACTCTTCCAACTATCAAGGTTAGCAACATTGTTCAAAAAAGAGTTGCAACTCCAAACAGATATGCTGACAATGGAGATAGCGTTGGTACTTTTACAGTAGGTGAGCGTAAGCTTAAGCCAACTGACTTCATGGTTTACACTGAGTTTAATCCTCGTGACTTTGAAAGTTTTTGGAGATTTGGACAACCAACTGGCAACTTAGTTTTTAGAACGCTTGATTCTCAGGTGCAAGTTGCAATGGTAGCTGAGTTGATGAAAGAATTAAACAACCACTTAGGTTCTGAAATATGGCATGGTGTTGCTGAGGATGCTCCTATTACTGGAACATTCGCTGGAACTCCAACTGGAGGTGAGGCTATTTCTGCTGATCCATCAGCTTCTGACTACACTTTCTTTAACGGATTGTTACCAAGAATCTTGGAGGAGTACAAGGATGCTGCTACTGCTGATAAGCCTATCTTAGCTGGGAATACTGAAATAACAAATACAACTGAAATCTTAGCTGCATTAAATGCAGTATTTGGTGATATTCCAAAATCTATCAGACGTAAGAAAGACTTAAAAATCCTTATGGATGTTGCTTTGTTTGACCTTTATGACCAAGCATTGATTGAATCTAACTTTAAACACGCTAACTACACTAATACAAACGTTGAGCGTTTTAGAGGAATTGAAATTGTGCCTACTAACGGTATGCCTGTTTCTACTATCGTTGCAGCTATCGCTGGTACTGGTGCAGATTCTAACTTATGGATGGGTATCGACTACGTTAATGATGGAGAAGTTCTTCAAATTGACAAGCTTCAAAATAACTCAGAAGAGTATTTCTTCAAAATGTTATTGAAAGCTGATACGACTATCGCCAAGCCGAAAGAATTAGTTTTCTATACGACTTACACTTTATCGTAATATTGTATTTTAATTAATACTAAGAAACCAAGAGGGGTGGGTATCTACCCTCCCCTTTTTTTATAAACAAATTTAACATATTAAATAAGATATAATGGCAACAAGTAAAATTAAATTTACTATTAGCGATGGCAATCTATTTTCAACCATTGCTGGTGCAGACCACGTTTCCTCTCTTGTTTTTGATGTAGCAACACCACCAACACAAGATCCAGTAGTAACACTGCCTCTAGTATATCAAGTGTTTTCATTGAAGCAAGCACAAGAATTAGGGCTAGATGATACTTACGAGGATGGAGTTGTTGAAAAGCATATTTCTGACTTTTTCGCAGTAAACCCAAATGGAGAATTATATGTTGGGCTAGCTGATATGTCAACAGACTTCACTCACTTAACTACTGTTCAAACAGTAGCACAAGGTAGGATTCGTCAACAAGGTGTTTTTACTAAGCAAGATTTATTCACTGAGGGCACTCCTTATACAGTAAATCATGTTGGTGCAATTAATGCTATTGCAAAGGCAGATGCTGATAACAACAAGCCTTACTCAGTTATGCTTCACGCAAACGTGGCTAGTGTAAATGGTGGAGAGTTAGACTACACTAAAATACCAACAGCTATTGGCTCAAACAAAAGAGTTTCAATAAATATTGGTCAAGAGAACGATCAAGCAACTAAAGATATTCAAACTGCAATATCAGCAACAGTTGGTTGTGTTGGTGCATTTATGGGAGCTATTTCTTTAGCACAAGTTCATGAGTCAATAGGTTGGACTTCTAAATTCAACATATCTTCAGCTATAGAAACTATTGCTTTTGGTTGGGGAACTGTTGTGTCTGGTTCTGCTGATGACAACACTCCTTATTCAGACTTAGATGATTCACAATTAGATTCATTGGTTGCATATGGTTACACATTCCCACACAGATACACAGATTTCTCTGGTGTTTTTGCGGTAAATCAAAAAACTTTGTCTAGTGGAGACTATAATACTATTGCAAGAAATAGGACTGCTGATAAGTCTAGAAGAAATATTAGGGTTTCATTATTGCCTACTATACAGCAGCCACTATACGTAAACGCTGAAACTGGCAATGTTGCATTTGGAACAATAAATCAATTTAAGGCTATTGTTCATACTCAACTTGCAGCAATGCAAGCTAGTGGTGAGATATCTGGATTTGGTATTGAGATTGATCCATCTCAAAATATTCTATCCACAAACACACTTAAGGTTCAATACAGAATTGTGCCAGTAGGTACAAATGACCAAATTGAAGTGGAATTAGGATTTTCAACACAAGTTTAATGGAAGGGCGAAAGCCCCTCTATTTTAATAATTTTAACCTTAAAAATAAATAATATTATGGAACCAATGATTAATGGCACAGCCTACTCATGGTCACAAATTTCAATTACTACAACAAAATTTAACCAACCATTAAGTGG